GATTATATCGTAGGATATAAATCTACAGATAATGTTCAAATACCAATCGGACTAGTTACTGCCAACACAACCTATACGGTGGCAACAGCTCAATCAGGTTTAAATGAAACATTAACCCTTACAGGTTCAGATGCATCTACGGATGTAATCACCTTTACAGCTGGTGCAAACATTACACTTACTGATGACGGAGTTGGAAATGGATTTACCATTCAAGCCAAAGGTAATGTTGATGGAACTGGAACGGCAAACTCCATAACAAAATGGGCTGATGCAGATACTATTACTGATTCCATTATGTCGGAAACGGCAGCTGGAGGTCAATTCACAGACCCTTACATTACTGTTGCGGGTGCAGGTGGTGGTGTTTCTACTCAAAACCTAGAGATAAACGGATTCCTATTGGACAGCAATGGACAAAAAGGTACAGCTGGACAAATCTTATCTTCTACAGGAACTTTAACTGACTGGATAACTCCGGCAGCAGGAGAAACATACGACTTAAACTCTACTACAGACGGAGCAAACGTAGATTTAAACTTAACCTCAACATCAGGAACTGACAATTCATCTGTAAAACTTGTACCTGCAGGAGGGATTACTATTTCTCAGGTAGGTAATGTTGTTACTTTAGACACTTCAGCTTCAGGCACAGGGACAGTTACTTCTGTAGAACTTACTATGCCAAGTGCATTTGCGGTATCTGGCAGCCCTGTTACAACATCAGGGACACTAGCCGTTACATCTACCGGTGGTAGTGCAGGTCAGTATTTAGATTATACAGGAGCGTGGTCAACACCTCCTAGTGGAGCACCTACTAAAACGGTAGACACTGCTACTATAGCAAATGCAACTACAGGAACATTTACTCTTAGTGTATCTCCATCAAGCGAGAACTATGTAGATATGTTTATTTCTGGAGTATATCAAAGTAAAACAACATATACAGTCTCAGGAACTACGGTTACTCTTGATGGCGGAACATTCTTCCCTAATGGAGCGGTAGTAGAGACAGTAACAACAACATAACTTTATCGCATGGCAATAAACAAAGTAACTACCGATGTAATTGACATGAGTGGTAACACTGGAGGAATAGTGTGGGCTAAAGGCGCTACAGGCGACCAACCTCTTCCTGTAGATTCAACCGCAGGGGACTTGCGTGAGAATACAACCACAGGCAAAACCGAAGTATTCAACGGCACAGCCTGGAGAAATCTTAAAGAATCTTCATCAACATTTGCGGTAGATTTTTTAGTAGTCGCTGGAGGAGGTAGTGGTGGTGCTTATGTAGGTGGTGGCGGTGGTGCTGGTGGTTTACGCACATCTTATGGTTCTACAACCGGAGGTGGTGGTTCTGCTGAATCATCATTAAATTTATTGCCATCTACAAATTATACAGTTGAAGTTGGTCCTGGGGCGCCAAGTGCTTCTGGAGATGTACAATCATCTAATGGCTCAGATTCAACTTTTTCATCTATAACTGCAACTGGCGGAGGCGGTGGTGGTTCTGGAGGAGGCTCAACTCAAGGTACAGCTCAAATTGGAGGTTCAGGTGGAGGAGGCGGAAGTACGGGAGCTGGGCCAGGTGGTGCCGCTGTTACTTCTCCTGTAGTTCAAGGTTATTCTGGTGGAAATGGCGTTCAAGGCACTCCAAATTATCCGTCTGGAGGTGGAGGTGGTGCATCTCAAGCTGGAGCAACTCCATCAAGTGCAACTATAAGTAGTGCTAATGATGTTAAAGGAGGAGATGGTTTAGAGGTTAATATTATTGGTGGAACTGGAAATTATTATGCTGGCGGCGGAGGCGGGGCATCTGTTAGTTATACAGGAACTGGTGGTTCTGGAGGTGGCGGAACTGGTGCAAGTTATAATTTAAGCGGTGGTGCTTTAATAGCTGGTACTAATGGTTCTCCTAATACTGGCGGCGGAGGCGGAGGCGGTTCTATAAATGGAGGAAGTGCACCAGGAACATCACCTGGTGGCTCTGGAATAGTAATTTTACGCTACCCTGATACTTATTCAATAACTGTAGGCGCTGGACTTACTACTGGAGTGCTAAATCAAGCTGTAGGGGCAGCAGAAAAATACACAACTTTCACGGCAGGAACAGGAACAATAACATTTAGTTAAACATGGCACACTACGCATACATATCGAATGAAAAGTTTACAGTAGCCGACAGAGCTAGACTAGAAGAAGCTAGAGGTGAAAAGGATGCTATTATACACGATAATATGGATAGTGATGGGTATAAGGCTATAAAGAATTTATACTACGGTAAAAATACTAGCGACACGCTGGAGGCATTACAAAGCGATTTAAGAGACTTATGGCCAGATATAGACTCTGAGCCTAGTCAAGAAGAAATAGACGCTTTAAACGCTTCTATTCAAGCTGAGAAGGATAAGTTAAAAGCGGAAGCAAATGAGCTTTTGGAGCAAATGGAAGAACTAGCTAATCAAGACACAGAGGATTTGACTGCTGAAATAGCAGAGCTAGAGACAAGCATTGCCAATACTCCCTACGTTGTTACTAAAGTTATAACAGGAGTAAGCGAGGTAAAGTATATTTCAGGAGACTCTACGGCACAGCAAGAAGAAATAAAAGTTCTTGAAGAAAGTAAAAAAGATATTGAGTACAATTCTATAGAGGACGAGTACCCTTTAGAGCTTCAAGCAATTGATGACCAAATACAGGCTCTTATACAGGAGATTCAAAATATCCCACAAGTAGAGGTAGACAATACCTTATACTGGGAAGGGTGGTACAGACATCAAGCAGGAGTGCAAGCAGTAAGACGCATGTCATACAACACTCAGGGTGGTGTGCACAAATTAGGCGGCACTCCCTTTAGAAAAAATTATGCAGGGGTAGGCTATATGTACGACCCTGTGCGAGATGCTTTCTATGCACCACAACCTTACCCAAGCTGGATTCTAAACGAAGACAGTTGCCAGTGGGAAGCGCCAGTGGCTCGACCTGAAGGTGCAGAATGGCGGTGGAATGAACCTACACTGGAGTGGATAGACAAACCTGGATATAAAATGCATTCTAATTTTATTTATAGTGAAGAACAACAAAGATGGGTTCCGCCTGTAGAATATCCCAATGATGGCTCTAATTATTGGTGGAATGAAGAAGTGCTAGAGTGGGTATTTATAAGCTCTACTCAGCCTTATCCAAGTTGGACTTGGAATACAGAAACAAAAGTATGGGAAGCACCAACACCTAAACCTGATTCAGACAGTCCTTTTTCACAATATACTTGGAATGAAGAAACATTAACCTGGGAAGAAATATAATATGGCAACGACAAAAATAATTACCGAAGTAACTGACTTAAACGCTGCTAGTTCTACCAATGGATTAAAGATGCCTACTGGAGGAGCTTACTCAGGAACGCCTACCGATGGAATGGTTCGTAATAATACTACCGGAAGCTCACAGGGTTCTGCAAGTACTATGCAACACTACAATGGCACAGAGTGGAAAAACTTTGAGAATGTGAATGTAGTTCCTTTGCCAGATTTTACAGCTGATTTTTTAGTATTAGCGGGCGGAGCATCTGGAGGTAGTAATGGCGGTGGCGGAGGAGCTGGAGGATTGTTAACAACGACTACTTATGGCGGTTCTGAAACTCCTTTAGGATTGTTTTATTCTACAGCTTATGATGTAACAGTAGGCGCTGGTGGCGTTGGCTTACTTTATCCAAGTGAATATCAGTTACAAGGTAAAAGTGGAGGGGACTCTACTTTTTCAACAATAACATCTACTGGCGGCGGTGGCGGAGGTTCTAATAATTTATCAGGTGTTAATGGTGGCTCTGGTGGAGGTGCTGGTACTGGCGTAAGTGGTTCTACTGGAGCTGGTAGCGGTATTGCTGGACAAGGAAATGATGGAGGCCCTGGCGGCGGCGGCGGGCATCCTTATAGAGGCGGCGGCGGCGGCGGCGCAGGAGCAGCAGGTTCTAGTGCTAGCACTGGAAATGGAGGAAACGGTTTGGCTGTTTCAATAATAGGCTCTTCTGTTACTTATGCAGGCGGTGGAGGTGGAACTGGAGGAACTCAAGGCGGCGCAGGCGGCGCAGGCGGTACAGGTGGAGGCGGCGCAGGAGGTCAAGGGTCTTCAGGAGTGCCTGGTCAAACAGCTACAATAGTAAATTCAGGTAGTGGTGGAGGTTCTTCTGGTGATGCTGGTCGAACTGGAGGCGGAGCAGCAGGTATAGTAATACTACGCTATCCAACAGCTGACGTTTCAAGCTATGCTGTTACAGGCACTTTAGATACAACGACAGACACAGCTTATCCTGTAGCAAATACAGCTTACTATAAATTAAATGGTGATGTTCTTGATTCAAGTGGTAATGGATATAATGGTACAGCTTCAAATCTTAGCCCTTATGCAGCTGGAAGATTTGGTCAAGCGGCTGTGTTTAATGGGAGTAATAGTAAGATTGAAATTAATGGATTAAGCACTTTTCTTGGTTCTTCTAGTAGTAAATCTTGGTCGTGTTGGATAAAAACAACATCTACATCAGGCGGTAATAGAGCTATAATAAGTGATTATAACACTGGTGTTGGAAATTATAATTTTGATTGTTTTATGACTCCAGCAGATGGTAAGGTGTATTTAGTATCTAATGCAGGTAACACATCAGTATATATTCTTTCATCGGCAACTATAAATAATGGGGTATGGCATCACATATGTGCGGTTCAAAATACAACAACAAATACCCTTGAACTCTATATCGATTCAAATCTTCAAGGCACAATATCCATAGGGACAGGCACTAGAACAAGTCCTCTTTTTATAGGTACATATGGTGTAGGATATTATTGGGATGGCTCAATTGACCAAGTTCGTATATTTAATTCAGCAATATCCGCCGCTAATGTAACATCGCTTTACAATGAAGGAACAGTAGTAGAAAGTACAGACGGCACCGATTCAATATTACAATTTATAGGAGGAACAGGAACAGTAACATTTAGTTAAAATTATGGCAATTACAAAAATAAATACACCCGAACTGTTTGACTTAGGTACAACTAATAGTTCTTTACGATTGCCTAGTGGCGATACAGCATCACGCCCAACTAATCCAAATACAGGAGAGTGGAGATACAATACTGATGACAACTATGTTGAGTATTGGGATGGCTCTGCGTGGTTTCAAATAGACTATGAGGCGGCAGCTCCAACCTGTACTACAAATACTATAAACTATCCTACTGCGATTACAGCATACTACAAGATGGAGGATGCTACTGACCAGACCGGGAACTATAACGGTACAGCCACAAACGTTAATTTCAACGTAGCAGGTAAGTTTGGTAATGCAGGTGAGTTTAATGGGAGTAGTAGTTATATAGACACTAATACAACATTTACACCAGATTTAATGTCTTTTTCAGCGTGGGTAAAAACAAGTACTATTAGTCCATCAACTGCAAAGCAAATAATTAGCAATAGGGGTGATGCTGGAACAAATTATTTAGGTATAGACGTTGGAATTACTCCGAATGGTAATATTTATAGTAGATTTGATAATGGTGGTAGTAGGGGTTCTACAAATAGTGATACTGTTCCAATACCTTTAAATACTTGGACTCATATTGCTTTTACTATAGATATGAGTAATTCCATACAAAAAGTTTATAAAAATGGTGTTTTTGTATATCAAGAAACCACATCAGGGTCTATAGCAAGTGGGAACGATTTTTATATTGGTAGATATTTTAGTGGTGCTGATTATTGGGAAGGCTCAATAGACCAAGTAAGAATATTCCCTTCAGTATTAACATCTGACCAGGTTACACAGCTTTACAACGAAATACAATGTGCACCTACTATTATACCTACAAATAATTTCAACGTCAACACTTATGCAGGAAATGGAAGCACACAAAAAATAGACGCTAAGTTTAATGAGGCAGCTAACTTTAATGGGAGTAGTAGCGCAATATCTTTACCCTCTGATATTAATACAAGTTATGTTACTCCAAATGGTCAATTTTCTTCTTCTAATTGGGTTAACTTTAATACTGTAGGCACTTCTATACAACAGATTGTTAATTTTAATACAACAGCAAATATTGAAATTGCTTTAAATGGAGTAAGTCAAGGTGCAGGAAAAATTGTATTATCATTATGGGATGGAAGTTATGTTCACTTGATTTCAACAACAACAGTTGTAACAAATACTTGGTATCATATTGTTGTAACTCATAATAATGGAAGTTGGTCTTTATATATAAATGGTTCATTAGAAGATACAGACACAAAAACAATAGTTCAACCAACAAGTCCAATCGTTCTTGGAAAAAGACAAAATAATACTCAATATCTTAACGGCAAACTTGACCAAGTAAGAATATACAATACAGCTTTAACAGGGCTTCAAGTCACTGACTTATATACTAACGAAACAGATGCTACAGCACAATTGCTAAACTTCCCAGTGGGAGCGGGTTGTATCGCAGCTTACAAGCTTGATAGCAATGCTGATGATATAAGCGGATTGTACTCAGGCACACCTACAGACATAGGGTATACGGGGATGGAGTTTACTCCAGATTTTGTTTGGATAAAAAATAGAACGACTGCTGCATCACATTTAGTTCAAGATTCTGTTAGAGGGGCAGGACAAAATTTTAATATATATCCTGATTTTACAGGTTACGAAGGAGAATATGGAACTTATGGTTTTATATCAAGTTTTAATAGTAATGGTTTTAGTGTAGATGCAAGCACAAACGCATATCATACAAATAGGTCAGGAGACAACTACGTTGCTTGGAACTGGAAAGCAGGAGGTGCTCCAACAGCCACAAACTCAGCGGGAGCAGGTAATGTGCCAACAGCAGGTAGTGTTAAAATAAATGGAGCTGACTCAACTACAGCTTTAGCAGGAACAATAGCTGCAACAAGCATTTCTGCTAATACAGAGGCAGGGTTTAGTGTTGTGGAATATGTAGGAACAGGAGCGACGGCAAGTGTTGGTCACGAATTATCTGCTAAACCTGAATTAGTTTTTATAAAAAAAACAAGCACAACGGGTTCTTGGGTAACTTTTTCAGATGCAACAGGAGTATTTAGTTTTTCTTTTTTAAATACTACAAATGCTTTTACCGATTATTCTTCAAGTATGTCTTGGAATAGTTCTGTATTAAATTTAAATAATGGTGGTGACCAAAACGGAAGTGGAGCTACTCATATAGCTTATTTTTTCCATTCAGTAGATGGTTTTTCTAAAATCGGTTCTTACGTTGGAACAGGAGCGGCAGGAAACTCTGTTGTAACAGGATTTGAACCTGCTTTTGTGATGGTAAAAAGGTCAAGCGCAGCGTCTAACTGGTCAATGTTTGATAATAAAAGAAGCCCAATAAACCCAAGAGATAATTGGTTAGCTGCAAACCAGGCAGCTGCTGAGCAAGATTTATCAGCATTTGATACAATAGATTTTACATCAAATGGATTTATTTTACAAGATGCAGGTACTTTAGCAGGTGATACAAATTTCAATGTAAATGGCTCAACCTACATCTTTATGGCATTTGCTGCTGACCCTGCTCCAGAGCCAGTATTAGCTAATAGTTTTAACGTAGTTACTTATACAGGGGATAATACTGCAAAGACTGTTTCAGTTGGATTTACTCCAGATTTTGTGTGGATTAAAAATAGAAATAATTCAGCAAATTCTACACACGAACACAGTTTATTTGATTCACTAAGAACGACAGGTTATAGAGTTAGGTCTAATTCTACTGGAGCAGAAAACGACTATTCATCTCATATGTCTGGATTTACTTCTGGTGGATTTAATCTTACAACAAGTGGGGCTCTTAATGATTCAGCAGGAACATACGTTGCTTGGTGTTGGAAAGCATCTAACGACTCTACTATAAACCAAGAAGGTAGTATTACAAGTATAGTTAGTGCGAATCCTGCTGCTGGGTTTAGTGTTGTGAAGTATACAGGGAACGGAGGTTCTTCTGCTAAAACTGTAGGGCACGGTCTTTCTGAAATTCCAGAAATTATTATTAACAAAGATTTCACTAGCAATTCTTATGATTGGGCGGTTTATACTTCTGCTACAGGTAATACAAAAAAATTAGCTTTAAATCAATCTAATGCAGAAGCAACAAGTGGTATATGGAATGATACTAGCCCTACAAATTCAGTATTTAGTGTTAGATATGACCAAACTAACGCCACGGGTAATGATTTTATTGCCTACTGCTTCCATTCAGTAGATGGTTATCAGAAGGTAGGGAGTTATAGTGGGACAGGAGTAGCAGGTAAAAGAGTTTATACTACTGATGATGGAACTTCCACAGGAAACGGAGGGTTTAGACCAAGATTTATGATTATTAAAAGAGTTGATAATGGTACAGGTGGATGGGTAATGATTGATTCTACAAGAAGTAACACAGGAAATCCAATAAATGATTTGCTTAATGCCGACTCAAGTGGTGCTGAATCTGTTAATAATGCCAATAATGGAGTTGATTTTAATGATGATGGATTTACATTACAAGGAACAAGTAACGGTACAAACGGAAATAACACATACATCTATTTAGCAATAGCATAATGGAAAATTTGAAGATATGGATTATATACAAAACAATAGTGCTTTACTAGATATTGAAATTATTTATGAAGTAGTTAAAAATAAAAAGAAATGAGCGTTACAGATATGAAGTTATACACAATGAACTTTACTGCAATAGCAGTATCAATGTCTAATATTGATGTTATCCTAAAAATTATATTGCTTGCGGTATCTATAGGATACACTTTGCATAAGTGGTACTTAATGTATGGAAAGAATAAGTAAACATATTACCTATAAGGAAGCTGTACGTTCGAACACAGCTTTGCGTTTAAACATAAACAACATTCCCAATGATTATGAAATTTCTAATATGGTTGGTATTGCTAATCATGTTTTCGAGCCTCTTAGGGAATACGTAGGAGGCCCTATAAAGATTAATAGCATGTTTAGGTCTGAGGCTTTGAACCGAGCTATTGGAGGAAGCTCACGCTCGCAGCATTGTCAGGGTAGAGCAATTGACCTGGATGATACCTTTGGCCATAAGACAAACGCTGAAATGTTTAACTACATAAAAGACAACCTAAACTTCGACCAGCTCATATGGGAGTTTGGTGATGATACAAACCCCGACTGGATTCATGTAAGTTTTGTTTCTAATGATGAGAATAGGGGTAGGTGTCTTAAAGCTGAGAAGGTAAATGGTAGAACTTCCTATAGAGTAATATGAGTAAAGAGAAAAAACCTTTTAAAGAAACAGGCGTAGGCAAGTTTCTCATCGAGAAAGCGCCCTCTATACTGGGCATCGTTGGTGATGCTATACTTCCAGGGAATGTAATATCAGAGCTTATATCAGGAAATTCAGAATTATCAGAAGGAGACAAAAGAATAGCTCTTGAAAAATTAAGGCTAGAGCGTGCAGAAATAGACGGCGTAACTAGAAGGTGGGTAGCAGACTCTAGTAGCCAAAGTTGGCTTGCTCGCAATGTAAGACCGATGACTCTAGTGGTATTAGTACTCGCCTATGTAGGTGGCTGGTATATGGGATTAGACACCTCAGACACGGCATCGCTTTTAACATGGGTTCTTTGTGGTTACTTCGGAGCGAGAACGGCAGATAAAATAGGTGTAAAACTTCCAGGGAAATAATTGTTATATTTGTAATTAATAAAATCAAATATAATGGACATAAGAAAAATTTCTGTAGGTCCAGATTATAAGTCTGGCGCTATGCACTACTTGGTTGGCCAAGAGGTATTAGGAGGTTCACACATTATACATTTGATAAAGCATAACATTGAGACCAATTCAATAAAAATTTGGATTGAAAAACGCAATGAAATTTTTTTATGGAAAGAATTTAATTCTTCCATTCCTGTATCAATAGAGTATAACATCAATTTTTAAATATGGAGAAACAAGAACTGCTAGAACAATTTTATTCTTTACAAGAAAAGAAAAAACAAACAACAGACTGGATGGAGTCTTTAGAGATTCAGGATGAAATACACGGTATTGAGATGAAGCTCAATGGTGTAAAGCCTACAGATTCTAGTATTGATTGTGAAGGCTGCGGTTCATGAGGTCTCCTTTTTATTTTATAGTAAAGCCCACAAAAGGCAAGAGATATAACAACTCTAAAGAGATAGGAGGCATAGACTTCCTTACAAGCACTTCTGAAGAGAATCACCTAGCCTCAAACAGAGAGGCTATAGTAGTGTCTACTCCACTTGGCTATACAGGCGATATAGAGCCCGGAGATACGCTTTTAGTACATCACAACGTGTTCAAGTTCTACAATGACATGAAAGGCCGTCAGAAGAGCGGAAAAAGTTTTTTTATGGATGACTTGTTCTTTGTAGACAACACTCAGTTTTATATGTACAACAAAAACAACAAGTGGCATTGCCATGACAAGTATTGTTTTATAGAGCCTATGCCCGCAACGGACTATTACATAGACAAGCCTTTTGCTGAAGAACCTTTAATGGGGAAGATTAAATACATAAATAATCGTTTATCTGCATACGGAATAAAGGAGGGAGACCTAGTTACTTTTAAGCCGGACACAGAGTATGAGTTTAATGTAGATAACCAGAAGCTATATAGAATGTTTGACCATCATATAACAATGGTATTATGACCTCAGAAGATTTAAAGAAACAAATAATTATAGCTGGAAGAAAAGCTGTAGAGCAGCTCATAAAAGTTGCTAAAGAAGATATTATAAAAACAGATTCGCTAGATGATGACCTTGCTGCAGATAGATTAAAGAATGCGGCAGCAACAAAGAAGCTAGCTATATTTGATGCATTTGATATTTTGAATAAAATAGATATAGAAGAAGAAAATATAAACCTATCTAATAACACAGACTCTAAAGTTGAAACTAAACAAGGATTCGCAGAAAGACGCTCACGATAGTATATACTCTGTAGTAAAAGATTATATTCCTAAAGGTGTATTGTCTAGCAAAAACAAAGCTAAGACATGGGAATATGGCTATAATGAAAAGTATGACTTTGTTGTTATATCTAAAACTGGACAGGTGGGCGAGGTAGTTAATATATCAGGATTAAACATCGGACTTCCTGTAGCTCCTAAACATTGCTTTTCTAGGTCTAAAACCAAAAGCGAGCAGTACTGGGAGCGGCAAGAACTTTCTAAAGAACTTTCTAAGGTATACTCTATATTTCAGTGGAATGATATGCCGTCCCCTTTTAAGAATAAATGGGTGGACTACATAGAGTCTGAGTTCGACAAAAGAGAAGAGGGGCACTGGTTTATGAACAATGGAACTCCAACTTATATTACGGGAGCTCACTATATGTACTTGCAGTGGTCTAGTATCGATGTAGGGTATCCAGATTACAGGGAGGCTAATAGAGTATTTTATTTATTCTGGGAAGCTAGCAGAGCTGATAAGAGAAGCTTTGGAATGATATACTTAAAGATTAGACGTTCTGGATTTTCATATATGGGGTCTTCGGAGTGTGTAAATACAGGAACACTAGCAAAAGATGCCAGAGTAGGGATACTGTCAAAAACAGGTAGTGACTCTAAAAAAATGTTTACGGATAAGGTAGTGCCTATATCTAACAGGCTTCCTTTTTTCTTTAAGCCTATTCAGGACGGTATGGACAAGCCTAAGACAGAACTTGCCTTTAGAATACCAGCCTCTAAGATTACTAAAAAAAATATGTATGAGAATGTGGCTGATGAGCTTACAGGATTAGATACTACTATTGACTGGAAGAATACAGACGACAACTCCTATGATGGTGAAAAGCTATTGTTACTAGTGCATGATGAGAGTGGTAAATGGATAAAACCAAATAATATCTTAAACAACTGGAGGGTAACAAAAACTTGTTTGCGTTTAGGTAGCAAAATTATAGGAAAGTGTTTAATGGGTTCTACTTCCAATGCATTAGATAAAGGGGGTAGCAATTTTAAAAAGCTATACGAAGACTCTAATGTAAATACAAGGAATGCAAATGGTCAAACCAAAAGTGGTATGTATTCACTTTTTATCCCGATGGAGTGGAACATGGAGGGTTTTATAGATATTTATGGCCATCCTGTTTTAAGAAAACCTAATGAAAAAACAAGAGGTGTAGATGGAGAGTGGATAACCAACGGCGCTATTGATTACTGGCAAGCGGAGGTAGAGTCTTTAAAGTCTGATGCCGATGCTTTAAATGAATTTTACAGACAATTTCCTAGAACGGAGTCTCACGCTTTTAGAGACGAAAGCAAGTCTTCTTTATTTAACCTCACAAAGATATACCAGCAGATAGACTACAACGACTCTTTAATAATGGAGCACCACTTAACAAGAGGTAATTTTTACTGGCAGAATGGTATAAAAGATACTAAGGTTTTATTTAGTCCAGATAAACGTGGTAGGTTTTTAATAAGTTGGATACCGTCAAAACCTTTACAGAATAATGTTATTACAAAAAATGGCGTAAGGTATCCGGGAAATGAGCACATAGGAGCTTTTGGATGTGACTCATATGATATATCTGGAACTGTAGGAGGTGGAGGTTCTAATGGAGCGCTACATGGGCTTACTAAGTTTAGCATGGAGGAAGCTCCTGCGAATGAGTTTTTCTTACAGTATGTAGCTAGACCGCAGACGGCTGAGATATTTTTTGAAGAAGTATTAATGGCTTGCGTGTTTTATGGTATGCCTATACTTGTAGAAAATAACAAGCCTCGTTTACTGTATCATTTTAAAAATAGAGGCTATAGGGGATTTTCTATGAACAGACCCGACAAGCATATATCTAAACTTTCAAAAACAGAAAAAGAGCTAGGCGGAATACCTAACAGTTCTGAAGATGTAAAGCAGTCTCACGCCGCCGCTATAGAATCATACATAGAAAAAAATATAGGATTAGATTTAGAAGGCACATTTAGGGGTGAAAACGAGATGGGCAGTATGTTGTTTATCAGAACCTTAGAAGACTGGGCAAAGTTTGATATTAATAACAGAACTAAGTTTGATGCCAGTATTAGTTCAGGATTAGCTATCATGGCAAATCAAAAGCACATGTACCAAGTGGAGAAAAAACAATCAAAAATAAACCTTAACTTTGCAAGGTATACAAATAAAGGAACTTTAAGTGAATTAATTAGATAGATGAAGGATGTTACAATAGACATTGCATCTACAGGCTTTCCAAGTCAATTTGTTTCAGATGCTGAAAAGGCTACTGACGAATTTGGTTTACAGATTGGACAAGCCATTCAATACGAATGGTTTAAAAAAGACGGTAACCAATGTAGATATTATAATCAGTGGAGAGATTTTCACAGACTAAGACTTTACGCTAGAGGCGAACAGTCTGTAGCTAAATATAAAAACGAGCTGGCAATTGATGGAGACTTGTCCTATCTAAATTTAGATTGGACTCCAGTTCCTATACTTCCGAAATTTGTTGACATTGTTGTCAATGGAATGCAAGACCGAGAGTTTAAGGTAAAAGCTTATGCTCAAGATGCATTATCTCAATCAAAGAGAAGTAAGTATCAGGATATGATAGAAGGGCAGATGGCAGCTAAAGACATCTTGACTACTATTCAAGAGCAAACAGGGGTAGACCCTTTTATAATGGACCCTGATGAGCTTCCTAACTCTGATGAGGAGCTTTCATTATATATGAACCTAAACTATAAGCCAGCGATTGAAATTGCGGAGGAAGAGGCTATAGACACAATGTTTGCAGAAAATCATTATGATGATGTTCGTAAACAATTAGATTACGATTCTACTGTTATAGGTATGGCTGTAGCTAAACACGAGTTCCTCCCTGGAGCTGGTGTGCAGATATCTTATGTAGACCCAGCTAATGTAGTTTACAGTTATACTGAAGACCCTCACTTTAAGGATTGTTTTTATTGGGGAGAGATTAAGACGCTTCCAATTGGAGAGCTTCTTAAAATAGACCCCTCTCTAACAAAAGATGATTTAGAGGAAATATCTAAATACAGTCAAAGCTGGTACGACTACTATAATGTAGCTCAGTTTTATGAGAATGATATTTTTTATAGAGACACCTGTACGCTTATGTATTTTAATTATAAGACCACTAAAAAGATGGTTTATAAAAAAAGAATACTTGAGGGAGGTGGTTCTAAGATGATACAAAAGGACGACAGTTTTAACCCACCAGCAGAAATGCTTGAAGAGGGTAACTTTGAAAAAATAGAAAAAACTATTGATGTTTGGTATAATGGCGTTATGGTTATGGGTACTAACATTCTATTGAAATGGGAGTTAGCGGAGAACATGGTAAGACCTAAGTCTACTTCTCAGCACGCACTTCCTAATTATGTTGCTGTTGCACCAAGAATGTACAAAGGAGTTATTGAGTCTTTGGTTAGACGAATGATTCCGTTTGCTGATTTGATACAGATAACACATTTAAAGTTACAGCAGGTTATTGCTAGAACTGTACCCGATGGAGTTTATATTGATGCGGATGGTATCAATGAAGTTGATTTAGGAACAGGCTCTTCATATGACCCTTCAGACGCACTACGATTATACTTTCAAACAGGTAGTGTTGTAGGTAGAAGTTATACCCAAGATGGAGAGTACAATCAAGGTAAAATTCCTATACAGCAGCTCACAAGCAATTCAGGCGCTTCTAAGACACAAATGCTTATAGCTAACTATAACCACTACTTAGACATGATTCGCTCTGTAACAGGCTTAAATGAAGCGAGAGACGGTTCTACACCATCTCCTGAAGCTTTAGTCGGTGTTCAGAAGTTAGCTGCATTAAATTCTAATACAGCCACAAGGCATATATTAGATGGTAGTCTTTATATATACCGAAGTCTAGCAGAGGCTTTAACCTATAGAGTTGCTGATATATTAGAATACTCAGACTTTAAAGAAGACTTTATAAATAAGATAGGTAAGTATAATGTAAGTATATTAGGTGAGATATCTGATTTATACATTTATGACTTTGGTGTTTTTATAGAGCTTTCTCCGGATGAAGAGCAAAAAGCAATGCTTGAGCAGAATATTCAGATGGCTTTATCTAAGGGAGATATTAATCTTGAAGATGCTATTGATATTAGAGAGATTAAAAATCTTAAACTAGCTAATCAATTATTAAAAGTAAAAAGATTAGCCAAGCAAGAGCGTGATGAGAAAATGCAAATGCAACAACAAGCGATGGTTTCTCAGCAGCAATTAAAGTCTCAAGAAATGGCAGCGCAAACAGCTATGCAAAAGATAGAGTTAGAGACCCAGTCTAAAATGAAAATCAAGCAGGCTGAAGTGGCTTTTGAAATAGAGAAGAATAAAATGGAAGCGCAGCTTAAATCACAGCTTATGCAGCAAGAGTTTAGCTACAACTTGCAGCTAAGAGGTATTGATGAAAATGCTTTGTCTCAAAGGGAAAACCAACGAGAAGAAGCGAAAAGCAAAAGGATTAGTCAACAAAACACTGAGCAGTCTAAATTAATTACACAACGTAAAAATAATTTACCTCCTCAAAATTTTGAGTCTAATGAAGACAGCCTTGATGGCTTTGATTTATCTGAGTTTGAGCCTAGGTAATGCCACAAAAACGTCTTTGTTTTTTAATTAAATTTGTAACTTAAATTATAATCTAATGGAATTAAAAGTAAGAGCGGTTGATGCCGTTGAAGAAAAGTCAGTTCAAGAAGTTGAAAATGAACTTCTTCAAAAACATGAA